GGCATGTACTCGATGTTTGCTTTTGATATTGAGCCTCATGCACGACGACATGCAGCTCTTGTAGCTGGTGCAATTTTGCCGGATGGTCGTATCGGTTTAAGCCTTGTAAAAACATGGGAGTCTGATCGAGCAATCGATGAGCTAAAGATCGCGGTAGACATTAAGAATTACTGTATGGAGTGGATGCCTAAGCTAGTGCTTTACGACAAGTACACGGGCCAAGCCGTTGCCGATAGGCTCCATAACTCCGGCGTTATGGTCGGTGACTGTAGCGGCAGCCTGTTCTATACCGCGTGCTCCACGTTTAAGGATGCAATCGATAATCGTAGGGTCGTGCACGGAAACCAAGAATCGCTCAATGAAGCTATGGACAATGTGGCCGCTAAATCCAACGACAGCGCTTGGCGCATCATCCGTAAAAAGTCATCCGGATCTGTAGCTGCACCTATCGGTATGGCGATGCTAACTCTGCACCTTACCAAGCCTGTGAGTGACGCTAAAGTTTACGTCTAGAGACACGCCGAGACTTTTCTGATTTTGTGCTTGACTTTTGGAGATTATCCCTCTCATGGGATTACTACAAACTCTCGGATTCAAGAGCGCTGACAAGCCAGCTATCGAGGCACAGTACGCCCCTGCCGTAATGTCTACACAGTACGGATATGGATCATTTAACACCGGTGTCGGTACTGGATTTAATGCAGGTATTGATCGTAATTTTGCATTACAGGTAGCAAGCGTTGCACGTTGCCGCAATTTAATCGCTGGAGTTATTTCCGGAATTGATTTAGCACTCTACAAAAAATCTACTGGAGAAAAACTAGGCTCCCCTATTTGGTTAGAGCAGCCTGATTATCGTCAGCCTCGCAGCGTTACTATCTCTGCAACTGTTGATAGTTTAATCTTTTACGGCGTTGCATATTGGCGCGTTACATCTTTGTATGCAGATGATGGACGACCATCCGGCTTTGAGTGGATCGCTAACAATCGCGTTACATACACGACAAATAAATTTGGTACAGAGATTAAAGATTATTATGTTGATGGTGAGTTTGTACCTATGGCAGGTATTGGATCACTTGTAACTTTCCAAGGTTTAACACCTGGTGTATTAGATACAGCTGGCACTACTATTAAAGCCGCTTACGATATCCAAAAAGCAAGTGCTGTAAGTGCTGCTACACCAATGGCGACTACAGTATTAAAAAATAACGGCGCTGATTTACCTGAGTCACAAGTACAAGGCCTACTAGCTGCATGGAAATCATCTCGCGCATCGCGTAGTACAGCATATTTAACCTCTACATTATCTGTAGAGAATATTGGTTTTAGTCCTAAAGACATGATGTATAACGAGGCATCTCAGTACTTGGCTACAGAGATTGCTCGAGCTATGAACGTGCCGGCATATTATATTTCCGCGGACATGAACAATTCGCTCACGTACCAAAACATAATCGATGGTCGTAAAGAGTTTATGGCGTATTCATTACAGCCTTACATCTGCGCTATTGAGGATCGTTTATCTATGAACGATATTACTAACTCTGCCAATCAGGTGCGTTTTGCTGTAGATGATTCTTTCTTACGTGCAGATGCTAAAGAGCGTTTAGACATTATCGAAAAAATGCTCACTCTAGATTTAATCGATGTAAACCAAGCTCGACAAATGGAACAACTCACACCGCTAGGAGATGCAAGTGCTACTAACGTTTAATCAAGAAATTCAAGCTGCCGATGCAGGTAGCCGTACTATTTCAGGCCTTGTAGCTCCATACGGAGAGGTTGGATATACATCCGCTGGCCCTGTTGTATTTGAGCGCGGATCTATCGCTATTCCAGATGCAACAAAAATAAAATTACTATCGCAGCATCAAAATGATAAGCCAGTAGGCCGAGCAATTTCATTTACTGAGTCCACATCTCCAGAGGGTATTTACGGATCCTTTCGTTTATCGAGCAGCACTCGAGGACAAGATGCGCTCGTATTAGCTCAGGAAAACCTAGTAAGTGGCTTATCCGTAGGGGTCGATGTAACGGCCTCTAAGCCTATGGGCGATTACCTGTTAGTAACGGCTGCGGTCCTCAAAGAGGTATCGCTTGTCGAAAGCGCTGCCTTTTCTAGCGCATCCGTAACTGATATTGCAGCGGCTCGGGCCGAGCTCATCGCTGCGACTAGCACAAAAGAAAAAGTAACAACGATCAATACGACAATCGTAGAGACCGAAACCGAAACCGAAAGCGAGGAAGCTGTGACTACAGCCCCTGAAAATACACCGGAGGAAACTCCGGTTGAAGCATCTAGCGAGGCTGCACCAGTAGAGGCAGCTCGCAAAATTATCCGTCCATCTGCACTTGATTCTCAGAGAGTGCGTACACCAATTATCTCAATGCCTACATACACAGAACACAAGATTAAAGCTGCTCTTGGTAGCGAGGATTCACGTCTTTATGTAACCGCAGCAGATGACAGTTTTACAACGAATCCGTCATTTTCGCCGCAGCAATATCTAAATGAGTTTGTAACTAATACACGTTTTGGTACACCTGCCATAGATGCGTGTTCTCAAGGTGTTTTGCCATCAAGTGGCATGTCTATCAATGTCCCTGCCTTGGTTACTTCCGATGGCGGCGGTACAGGTGTAGCACCTGTCGTAACTGTCGAAGCTGAAGCGGGCGCTGTTCAAAATACAGGTATGGAAACTGCTTACCTAACTGGAACAGTATCTAAGTACGCAGGTATGAACACCTACAGCGTAGAACTTTTAGAGCGCTCAGATCCTAATTTCTATGCAGAGCTAACTACTCAGCTAGAAAATGCTTACCTAAAGACAATCGACACAGCTGTACTAACAGCATTGATCGCAGCCGGACAGCAAGGCGCAACACAAGCAGCTTCATCAGCTGGAATCATTGGCTACGCATCAGATGCAGCGGCTAAGGTTTATCAGGCTACAGGTTACTTTGCACAGAACTACGTAGCTAACCCTTCACAATGGCAGCTACTAATGGGCGCTACCGACACGACAGGGAGACCAATTTACTCGGCGTCACAACCGATGAACGCGGCCGGACTTACACAGCCTGGCTCAATTCGTGGCAACGTACTAGGACTTGATCTATACGTAGACAAGAACTTCTCAGCTACTACGACTATCGATGACTCAGCTCTAATCCTTGCACCTGAGGCATTTACTGTTTATCGCTCAGCGCAAAATTTCATGAGCGTAAACGTAGTCGGATCTCTACAAGTACAGGTCGCTATCTACGGCTACATGGCAACAATCGCCAAGATGCCTAAGGGAATCGTACGTTTCAACCTAACGTAAGCAAAAACCTAATAGTCGGTGGGGTTCTTAGCCCTTTGAACCCCACCGGCCCTTTTTAAGATGGGAGTAAATAAGTGCCAGCTACATACGTCACCGAGGCCGAGCTTCGTGCGAATTTAGGTATCGAAAACCTTTACTCGTCGGACATCGTTGAGACGTGCTGTCAGGCTGCTCAAGATTTACTCAATCAGTTTTTATGGTTTGACTCTGCTCCAGTAGTGGGAACAGTCCTACAAAATAACATCGCGACAGTAATGATCGCTAACCCTGCAATCTTTGCTACCGGTGACTCTGTAACCTTGAGTGGATGCGGCTCAACCTTTAACGGCACATACACAATTACCGGCACTCTGCCATGGTCTACCGGCACTACTAATAATTTTCCAAACATCGCGTGGAATACTTACGCATGGAATTGGCCTAAGGGCTACAGCTTTATTCAATTTACTAAGACAGCTGCTAACGCTAATTTCACTCGAGTACTCCCCTACGGATCAGCTGTAGGTGCAGATACAAAGACAAACGCTTATGCGACTACGCCGGCCGTACGTGAGGCTGCGATGATTCTCGCGACTGACATTTTTCAAGCTCGTCAGGTATCACAGACCGGCGGTGTATCCATCGATGGTTTTAGCCCTAGCCCTTATCGCATGGGTAACTCGATGATCGGCAAGATCCGAGGCCTTATCGCTGGCTACACAAACCCGAACACCATGGTCGGATAAATGGCAGCCATCACCACACTTAGAGCCGCACTAGCTGCCGCGTTAGATAGTCCTAACGATTGGAATACATACAGCTACCCTCCGGCAACAATCACGGCTAACTCTGTGATCGTTGCACCGGCAGATAATTACATTACGCCAAGTAATAACTCTTATGCGGCTATCTCACCTCTTGCTAATTTTAAGATCATCATGACTGTACCTATGTTTGATAATCAAGGAAACCTACAAGGTATCGAAACTCTGGCCGTAGCTGTCTTTAACAAACTAGCGGCCTCATCTATAAAGCTAAATATTGGCTCAATGAGTGCTCCCTCTGTGCTTGAGGTACAAAGCGGTTCATTACTAACGGCCGATTTTTCCATATCAGTACTAACGAGTTGGAGTTAAACCATGTCTGACCTAACACCCGAGGATTTGGCTTTTCTTAAAAAGATAGGTCAGATCGAAACTAACACACCTAAAACTACTGCCAAGAAAGACGAGGAATAAATCGTGGCGATTTTTCTAAATAATAAAGTCGGCTTTAAGGTCGGCGCTACACCTGTGGATTTTTCAGACCACGTAACTAACTTTACGCTAACACAGCAAGCGGATCAGCTTGAAGTAACAGCGATGGGCGATACAGCTCATAAGTTTGTAACTGGTCTATCAGCTGACACAATTACAGTAACGCTACTTAACGACACAGCTGCGGGCTCAATTTTGCCTACGCTACAAGCTGCATACGGCACGACTGTTGCTTTTAGAGCAATCCAAGACTCAACAGCGGCAGTATCAGCAACTAACGTTTTATATACAGGTACTTTCCTAGTGGACAACCTAACTCCAATTAACGGCGCCGTTGCTGACGAAGCCATGATGGATCTGACTTTTACCTGTAACTCAAAGACTGCAATCGCATCTACCGGTACTTGGTAAATCAAACTAACTAACAAAGGGGCAACCAAATGGCAAAGCTAAAGATCGTACGACAAGATGGCACAGAATTAGAAGGAGAAATTTCTCCGGCTATTGAATATGCCTTCGAGCAGTTTTATAAGACTGGCTTTCATAAAGCCTTTCGTGAATTAGAGCAGCAGTCAATGGTCTATTACTTGGCTTGGGAAATAACAAAGCGTGCGGGACAGGCACCTAAACCTTTTGGTGAGGCTTTTGTGGAAACACTTAAGTCTGTAGAGGTTTTAGATAGCGACCCTTTAGCCTGAAGCGCGACCTCCCTTTTACGTACTTGATCGCGAGGTTAAGTATTCGATTGGGAGTCGCGCCTCAAGCATTACTAGATCTAGATAAGACCATGCTCGATGCATTAGTGCAAGGGCTCAAAGATGAAGCTAAGGAGATTAAAGATGCCAGTAGCAGTAAAAGGCGCCGTTAATCTACGCAAGGCTTTACGTCAATTCGCTCCTGATCTCGCTAAAGAAACTCAGAAAGAAATGGCGGCAGCTCTAAAACCAATCACGACAAAAGCACGAGGATTTCTCCCTGCAACTGCTCCTTTAAGTAATTGGGGCCGAGGTGAGGGACGTTTTCCTCTGTATAACGCTTCCGAAGCTAAGCGTGGCATCGGATATAAAGCTACGCCGTCAAAACCTAATAATAATGGGTTCAGAGCTTTAGCTCGTATATTTAACAAAAGTGCTGCTGGTGCTATCTATGAAACAGCTGGACGTAAAAATCCACAAGGTAGAGAACAAGCTGCAACTGTGACAGGCGAAAACCCTAACCCTAAGTACTCCGCCTACTATGGCAAAAAGTTTAAGAGTCCAAGTAAAGGCCAAGGCTCTAGCTTTAATCCAAACGCTGGCCGACAGTTTATAGATGCCTTAAACGCAACTAGCCCGATAGTAAATGCTTATGTCAGACAAGAGGGCCAAGTCGGTCGAGCTAGTGGCAAAATGCGCGGCCGAACAATATTTAGAGCATGGGCAGAGGATCAGGGAAAGACTCAAGCAGCTGTAATCAAAGCTATAGAAACTTCTGCGGCTAAACTTAATACAAAGGCCAAGGTGTAAAGATGGCTAATGTAGTCATAGATATTGCAACCGAATTCACCGGTAAAAAAGGTTTCAAGCAAGCCGAGACATCTCTAGATAAATTAAACTCTAGAACTAAAAGCTTAAATAAAACTCTTACTCGGACTTTTGGTACAGCTGCGGTATTGGCCTTTAGTCGTGCTTCCATCAAAGCTTTTGCAGAAGATGACAAAGCTGCTACATCTCTTGGACAAACTCTTAAAAATCTTGATCTTGCCTATGGCGCGAACATTGGCACAGTCAATGGCTACATCTCACGCCTTGAAGCACAGACAGGCGTGCTCGATGATGAGCTCCGTCCAGCTATGGATAGATTACTTAGAGCTACTGGATCGGTTACTCAAGCGCAGGATCTACTTAACCTTTCTCTTGATATTGCAGCCGGTACCGGCAAGTCAGTTACTCAAGTTTCTCAGAGCTTGCAAAAGGCTTTCTTAGGTCAGACTCAAGCCCTTGGTCGTTTAGGTGTAGGACTCACAAAAGCGGAATTGACCTCATCATCATTTGAAGAAATTCAGCTACGTTTAAATACTTTATTCGCTGGACAAGCAGCTGCGGCAGCTGAGACTTTTGCAGGTAAATTAGACAAACTAACTATTGCAGCTAATAATGCTAAAGAGATTATCGGAGCAGGTTTAGTCGATGCGCTTACAGGCTTATCAGGCGGCGATACTAATGCCGGAATAGAAAACATCGATAAGTTATCAAAGGGTATTGCAGACAGTCTTAAAAATGCAGGTGAGTTTATCAACAGATTAGAGGACTTGAAGCCTGTCCTAATCGCAGTAGGTGTCGTAGCAGCGGCAGCATTTTTCCCAGTCACTACCGCTATTGCAGGTGCAATCTATTTGATGGGTAGTCTAAATAAAGAATTTAAGAAATTAGATTTTAGTAAGGGCATTATTCCTGGTGGCATGGGCAACATCTCCATGACTGTTTCTGGTCAGGTTAATAACCAAGTCCTAAAGACTCAGACTAAAGTTACAAAGCTTACAAAAGAGCAGCAGCTTGCTCAGAATAAAATCCTTAAAGACAAGAGACTTACCGCAGCGATTGATAAGGCTAACCTAGCTCTTAATAAGGGTACAGATGTCTTTGATCTAGATAAGATCCAAGTAGCAGCGGCTCTTACAAATCAAGCTGAGCAATTAGGTAAAGCTACAAATAGTGCTCAGATCTTACAAATTGCTAATGACACAGCACGTCTTAGAGTTAAGCAAAGCATCGCAGCTCTTGAGGATGCTATTGCCGCCAAGGATGAAGCAGCCATTACTAAGGCAACGGCTAAACTCAATGAAGATCTTAAGATCCTTGGTGCTTTGACTGGACAAAAGACTCAGGTTGCAGCCATTGAGTCAATTCTTAAAGGTCTAGTACCAAAAGAATTAATTGATCAAGACAATTTAAATCTAGCGTTGCTAAAAATTAAGCAGATGCTTGATGAATTGGCAAAGTTTAAGTGGCCAACAGGTGGGCCAACAGGTGGGCCAACAGGTCCCACAGGGCCTACTAAACTTGTTGAAATTCCACCCATACTTATTGATAATACAAATGCTAACAAGTTAGCAAAAGATGCTGCGGATAAGGCGGCTAAGGCTGCTGCGGATGCTGCTGCCAAGGCTGCTGCGGATGCTGCTGCCAAGGGGGCAACGGATACTGCAATAAAAATTGTTCAAACAGACACCGGAATCAAAGCCTTAACGACTCCCCGCACTACAGAGCAAATCAATAAGGCCGTTGAAGAACTTGGTGGAGTGGTTTCGGTTATTGGTGAAAATGGCAAAGAATTTACAAAGCTTGTTGATGGTGCAGCAACGGTATTTCAAGCTATAGATGATGCAGGTGCGTTTAACGCCCTAGTCAATTCTTTTGCAAAAGGGACAATCAACTCATTTAATGCAGGAGCCTTTAGAACAGCAGAAGGCGGATCTACTTTCAGCTCAGGAGCGGTAGGTTCGAGAGATCGAGATATTGTTATAACTGTAAATACCGGTATTGGTGATCCAAACGCTATCGCTGAGGCCATCAATCAATACATCATCGATGCCGTAGATCGTGGCACTTTAAGATCAGGGGCGTACTAATGCCTTGGTATCCAGAGTGGCGCATAAGCGTAGGCGATGACGTTTACACGACTGTCACAGCTGCAAGTTATTCAATCGGTCGGCTTAACATCGATGAACAATGTACGGCCGGATATTCTCGCGTAGAGATTATTAACGTGGATAACTCCCCTTTTACCATTGATATTACAGATCGCCTCGTACTTGAACTTAAAAACTCAGCCGGTACTTATGTAACAGTATTTACAGGCGAGGTATCAGATTTTTCTATCGGTGTTAAATCACCGGATGAAAACGGATTTATAACTACTGGCACGATCCTTGGAGTAGGCAGCTTGTCAAAGGTGACTAAGGCTTATTACAATACGGCGCTGCCTGAGGAGTTAGACGGCGAACAGATCGCTGCAATTCTTGATGCAGCTTTAACCGGCACATGGGATGACGTAAACCCTGTGCTGACATGGGCTACATATCCGCCTACTGTTCAATGGGCTAACGCCGAAAGCTATGTTGGCAACATCGACACCGGTCTTTACACGATGATCCCAGTAGCAGCTAATAACCTCAGAAGCTCTAACCTTGTCGATCAGATAGCACGTAGCGCGCTCGGACAAATATATGAAACGGCCGAGGGCTTTATAAATTATGACGATGCCGATCATCGAAGCCTTTATGTTGCAGCCAATGGATCTAAAGAGTTTAGCGGCATCTATGCAACCCCTAGCTCTATCAGGTCGCAGCTACAGATAGCCAAGATCCGTAACTCTGAAATCGTTAAGTATGGCACTAGCTACGCTTCAACCTTTGAGCTGACAGACACAGACTCCATCTCTACCTATGGACTATTTCAGCTTCGCTATGACTCTAATGTTAAAAGTTTGTCAGACGTGACCGATATCGTAACAAGAGATTTAGCCCTAAGAGCCATACCTCGTAATCAATTCGGAGCTATTACTTATCGACTAGATAACGCAACTATGCTAGATGCACTACGAGATGAACTTATTGCTGTGTTTTTTGGTGAGCCTGTCGTTGTCACTAATCTGCCTGAGAATATGTTTGATGGTTACTTTGATGGTTTTATTGAAAACATAATAATGAACTCCACACCGGCGTATGTGGATCTAACTCTTTACTTATCGCCTCTTGATTTCTCTCTCGTAGCTCCTACGTGGGAGACAGTAATCCCTAACAACGTAATCTGGAGCGGTGTAAATGCAACGCTTCCATGGAGTAAAGCGATTGGAGTATTAAGCTAATGGCAACAACAACGCCTAACTTTGGATGGCCTGTTCCTACATCCACAGATTTAGTTAAAAATGGAGCAACAGCTATTGAGGCGCTTGGTGATGCTATCGATGCTTCTATGGTCGATCTTGAAGGTGGTACTACTGGGCAGATCCTTGCTAAAAATAGTAATGCCGATATGGATTTTGTTTGGATCGCTAACGATCAAGGCGACATAACCGGAGTTACCGCCGGTACAGGTATTTCAGGCGGTGGCACATCCGGCACCGTAACAGTTACTAACTCAATGGCAACGGCAATCGATGCTAAAGGTGATCTCGTTGCTGGGACAGGTGCGGATGCTTTCGCACGTTTAGCAGTTGGCGCAAACGACACTTTGTTGGTAGCAGCAAGTGGGGAAACGACAGGGTTAAAATGGGCTGGTGGATATACAACATGGACACCAACATTTACTTCATTTACTTTAGGAAATGGAACTGCGACTGCTCGTTATGTACAAATTGGAAAACTTATTCATTGTCAGTTAAAAGTTGTTTTGGGTTCAACATCAAGCGTTTCTGGTTTAATTCAATTTACCTTGCCAGTAAGTGCTTCAACTTCCGTACAAGGAAATTATGTTGGCTTAAATAGTGCAAGCTGTTTAGATGCTGGCACTGCTCAATATCCGGGCACTTGTGCTTTAATATCATCAACTGATGCAGTAATTTTTGCGATTCCAGCTGGATTTACTTATTTACAAACGACAAGCACAAGCGCAACTGTTCCATTTACATGGGGCAGCACAGATCAATTCTTGGTTAATTTCGTATATGAGGCGGCATAATTATGATATTTCAATTTAATCCAGCGTTTCCAAATGCAACTAACGATCAAAAGTGGGAGCAGATTAAGTTATGGCGTAATGCTGAACTTAATCGCACAGACTGGACTCAATTATCAGATGCTCCAGTTGATAAAGCATCATGGACTACTTATCGCCAAGCTTTAAGAGATTTACCTGCACAGGGCGGTAATGCTGAGGATGCGGTTTTTCCAAGTGAGCCTAACGAGCTATAACGGTTATCCGGCATCTAAGGATCCGGATGAAATTAAAATAAAGTCCTACCCTGTAAAGGGTACGGATCGTAAGCTAAGGTGCGCTGAGAGTGTTGGGCCTCTCTTGGCCGCTTTCGCTGCGGAGTTTCATGAGCTGATCGAGCCAATCGATGAAGGCACTTTTGACGACTGGGCTTACGCCTTTCGGATGGTACGAGGTACGACTGACAAGCTCTCTTGCCACTCATCCGGAACGGCTATCGATCTCAACGCGACTAAGCATCCTCTCGGTAAAGTGGGTACTTTCCCAGCTGAAAAGGTGCCGATGATCCGGGCTCTATCTAAGAAGTACGGCCTCAAATGGGGCGGAGACTTTAAGAGCCGAGCCGATGAAATGCATTGGGAGGTTGAAGTGTCAGCAAGTAAGGCTAAAGCCTTAATAGAGAGTTTAGGATTAAAAGATGCCAACTAGCAGACGAGTAACAGTAACGACAACGCCTACAGTCTTAGTACCGGCCAATATTGCCGATCAAACGGCCTTGATACACGCTACTAATGATGCTTTATTTATCGGTGGATCAGATTTAACTACGGCTAACGGTTATGTCGTCGATCATAAAGATAAATTAACCGTACAAGTGGGCGATCATGAAGGTCTATACGGTGTCGTATCTAGCGGTACTACGACCGTATCGGTGTTATACCAAGTCAATTAAGGGGCATTACAGGAGCAAGACATGAAAGAGCAAGCAATCGCAGCTGCTAAGTCTTACGGACGTGCAGCTTTAGCTAGTGCGGCAGCGCTGTACATGAGCGGGATCTCGGATCCGAAAGTATTGGCTAACGCGTTTATCGCTGGGCTAATCGGGCCACTACTGAAAGCACTTCAACCTAGCGAAGGTCAGTTTGGGGTAAAGAAGTAATGGAAAGAGCTCAGCTCGCAGTCGGTTTAGCTTTGGGGAGCTTGACCATTTTGGGGCTGGGAGCTGGGCTCGTCCGTCACTTAGTTAAGTTTTACCTGTCAGAGTTACGGCCCGATGGTAATGGTGGGCATAACCTTGCAGGTCGTGTCGATCGCATAGAAAAACAGGTCGATCGTATTTATGAAATGCTGATCGAGGATCGACTAGCTCGATAAGAATCGCTTGAGAGTCT